AGCACAGTTGCACGTCATCTTCCGAGCAGTGCAAGCACACGGGGAGAAGTGGGGCGAACCAATCACCACAGATTACACCGAACCCATTCTTGACTTGCTCTCAACAGAACTCAAAGCACGAGACGAAGAGAAGGCACGCATTGAAAGTGCATTCGCATCCATCGCCAGTGATTACGGCGACGAGGTTTCCGAGGACGGGTATTTCGAAATGGATGGGGAGTGATGCAACTACAGGAGATTGACACCTTGCAAGACTTGAAGATATGGGTGGAAGAGAATATGCCAAAGGCGGAAGTCTATGAAGATATGTACGGCACCCTAGTTATACGGACAAATCTAGGGTCTGCGATGGGTGGATACCTATACGACAAGGGGGAAGAAGAGTGAGCGTGACAATAAAGATGCCTAAAGTATGGGATAAAGATACGACGTTAGCCATATTGGATGCCTATATTGACGGGCTAGAACGGGGCTATGTATTAACTATGGAGACAGGGGAAGAAGAATGAAAGAGTGCGTATATTGCGAAGGTGTTGCAGACTTTCAATGGCTAGATGGTGAATGGTATGTCTGTACAGGGTGTATCAAAGAAGGCAAGACGGACACGCAAGCACAGGGAGAAGAAGAATGAAAACAGCAATAGATTATGACGTGATACCGCTAGAAGAAGAGACGACAGGGTGGGCAAGGCGATTGCTCATCACGCACGAGGATATGTCCTACCACGCCACACTATTTTGGAATAGCGGAGATGGGTTTGAACTTATCTTCCGCGATATATCTAACCCATATTGGGCAGATGATATTGACCTTGCCTTACTAGATGAGCAGACGTGGGGTGGATGTTGTGAGTAAAGGCTATGACTACTACACAGTAACCCTAAACAACAAGCAGTACGAGAACGGCATCACGGGTGGAAGCATCACCTACTCAGAGATTATGTGCGGTGATTGCTTGATACCAGTCAAAGATTGCGGGTGCCTAGATTGATTTACTTATACCTAGCACTACTACCTATCTTCCTTGTATCTCTATATGGAATCACAGTGCAGCACGAGATAGTAGACGAAGATGCACTTGACTAGACTAAAGGCGGGGCACTACATTATGGGTAAGTACACAGTGGTACGCCACTATGACGAAGACACTATAACGTGGACAGTACGGGAGAAAGACGGCGAAGTGTGGACAGTAGAGAACCTAGACAAGGCAAGAGAACTACTAACTAAACTAATGACAGGAGCATAAGATGAAACTAACAAAGCGTGGTGAGGTGGTGCTATTCATAGCAGTACTTATGGCTATGGCCACAGTATTGTGGGTTGGATACCAATTCATCAATCATATATGGTGGGTAGAGGGCGAAGGATATTGTTGGGGCACACTTGCCCATTGTATGAAAGGTAATCTGTAATATGTCCGTCCTATTGTGTGAGGCATACGGAGCCAATGACTACATCTGCGGAGCAGAGAACGAAGAGTGGGAAGACCGCGACAACTGGATGATTTTTACCTGCGTGGAGTGCGGAGCGTACAACAAATTGATTTACAAATACGACTAAGGGGGGACTATGAAGTTTAGAATTGTTTATGCACTCAATGGAACAAGAGGTGTGGACATCACGTTACCAGAGGGCACCGAGTTGCCAGGTGACTGGTCATCTATGGACTATGAACAACGAGATGAATGGCTATATGAAAACCAAGCAACATCAGAGACGGCATACGAAGAGATAGATTATGCCGAAGCGATTGCGGTGGTACAGATATGAAGCACGATTGGCACAAAGACGGAGCCTGTAATGGACATCCAGACCCAGACCTATGGCACTATGAGAACTCAGTCTATGCAGATGAGCAACAACTAACAGTGCTACGCACAGTAGAAGCCATTGAGATATGCCATCAATGTCCCGTAAGGGCGCAGTGTTTAGAACAAGGGCTAGAAAGTGAGAACGTCATCAGTGTAGGTGGTGTTGGCTCAGTGTGGGGTGGCCTACTCACAGGTGAGCGTGCCTTATTAGCAGGGCTATCTACCAATCACAACTCAGTGCGACACGAGGTACGCCACAGACGTGATGTTAGGCGAAAGATTGGTAAACTTAGGGTATGAAAAAGAGAGTCTTCGTAGTCATAGGTATTGTGCTACTTGCCAGCCTTGCACCATTGACTCACACTGTAACAGTAGATGTAGATGTCAAGCCGAGGATAAGAACCAAGGCCACAATGGAAGAGAAGGAACGCAACAAGGCTATGGCTATGAAGTTTGCCAAGGCAGGGTGGGGTTGGGATGTACGTGAACGCAAGTGTATCCGCCTATTGTTCACCAAGGAAAGTAGATTCGACCATCTAGCCAAGAACCAGCAAGGCAGCAGTGCCTTTGGCATAGCCCAGATGTTAAAGGAGAAGAGTAAAGACCCAGCAGTACAGATACTCAGGGCATACCGATATATTGAGTACAGATATGACACCCCTTGCAGGGCGTGGAAACATTCTCAGCGCAGAAATTGGTATTGAAATGTTTGACCTAACTGGCGAGCCTACCCTAGCCTGTATCTGTGGTTGTCTAATGTTCGAGATAACTGTGATGTGGGATGAAGATAGGACTGTCGGTTGGTATGATTTAAGACAGAAGTGCAAGGACTGTGGCTCTATTAGCACAGCACCTACACCTATAGACGGGGAGATATGATGCCTACATATGAATACAAGTGCAACCTATGTGGTGGTACGCAAGAAGTACAGAGGGCATATGGTGACAGCACCGAACCTATCTGTTGCCAAAACATAATGAGCAGAGTATGGTCAGCACCAGCAGTAAAGTTTACTGGCACTGGTTTCTATAGTACAGGGGGATAAGATGAATACAATACAAAGTTGGAAAGAGATAGTCGAACTATACCTAGCAGACTTAGCAAAGGATTACCCAGAAGATTTATGGGTTGACCCAGCAGAGGTGGACTATGACTCCAAAGAGTCTTGAGGTTCCAAGTCATCATCTCTATATGGTCTAAAGCCACCCACCTTGTGGATAAGTTTCTTGATAGCACGCTTGTGTCGCATACGCACAGCATCTTCAGTACCCATATCTAATTCCTCACCTATCTTAGCAAAGTCTAGCGACTCAGCGTGACGTAGGAATAATATCTTCCTATCATCCTTAGGTAATTTCCAGAAGGCATAGTCAATCTCAATCATCATAGCCATAAGATTGCCACCCTCATTGGGTGCAGAGGGACGGCCTGGTCTGCCAAGATTTAACTTAGCAGTCACACCAAATTCTCCACGTAATACAGAGGGCAACAAAGCCTCGACCATATCTGCTTCATAGTAAAACAAGTCAGAGGTTTCATAGCCACCAGACTTAGCCTTCCAGTGTTGGCAGTAATCTAGTGCTTGATTGCGTAGGCTACGATAGATAAGGTTCTTTGCATCCTTCTCACCGATTGCTTCCCACGTATCCAACTTGACAGGGTGTTCAACAAACCATTGGTACAGGGCTTGACGTATATCTTCTGGTTCAATCTCAAACTTCTTATGGTACTCAGCAGTTACCGAGTCAACAATATATTGCCAGCGTTGGATACGCTCCCACTCAATCATATAATCTTAAACCCTTTGTCAGTGTGGATGAAGCCAACCAACTTCATCTTGTTATTCTTATTGGCAAACTCTGTGGTAGATGGCAACCACTTATCTGCCCACTCTATATCTGTAAGTTCAAGTAATGAGAACGCCCAGATACCCTCAGGTGTGTGGTTAATATACCAAGGCGACAGCCCTAACTTAGCAGACTCAGCAAGAAGGAAGTCATACTTCATCTTCTCAATCAGCAGTTCAGGGTAGTGTGTTCGCCTAGATTTAAGTTCTATAAATAGTTTCGCATCTTCAGAGATGCAATCAAAGCCATCGTACATTTCAGGGGAGTGAACTAAGTCGGGGAACTTCTCTGCCTTTAACCAATCAAAGAGTTCCTGTTCTTTCATTCAATAACTTTCAACTGAATAACATCAACACAGGGGTCGCCACCTAAATCAAAGTCACGCTCTTGTTCATCTGTTAAATACTGATAGCCATTGTGCGTGTTGCAGAAAGGTTCAGTAACCCAGCCCCTTTGAACGCCAATGGCAAGCCACTCTTCAAAGTCGGTCATCTATCCCACTTTCCTCGCAGTACTAACAGGGCAATTATACCATAGTTTGCCAGGTCTTTGAAGGAATCCTCCAGTGGTTCGTGTTGTGCCTGTGTGCCATTGTCAATCAGGTTGTTGATGCGTGCCGTCTTGTCGTGCATACGTACACGTAGCCCATTGAGGGCACCGCCTGGTGAGTCAGAGATATTCTTCGGGCCATAGTCACGGTGCTTACTTAGCAGCAAGTCACCGAGTTCTTTCATTGTGTCCCAGACCGCTTGCTCAAAATCGGAATTGCCAACAGCACGTTGAGGGTTGAATCCTCCAATGTGTAACTCTTTACGTTCAGCCCTTGGTCTACCAGATGGGTTATAATCTGCCATATCTCTTCACGCTCCGCCTTCTCCATCATCATCCTTTGTCAATAGTTTCTTCAGTTCCTCTTCAAAGTTTTGGAACTCTGTCTTGACTACCATATCTTCAACCAACTCATCTACCATATCGTAACCCATCTCAGATGCAAATAGCGTGACGTATGTTGATTGAGTAATCAATGCAATCTTATCTGGCTCATCCTTATGGTGGTACATAAACCTTAGCAGTGAACCTAGTAAGAGTTTGAATCCATTGGGTAGTACGTAGTACGGGTTGAACTCTTCATCATCTTCTAGCGTATGGTCTATCAGTTCGAACGAGTTATCAAATTGTTTCTTACATTCGTGGCAGTAAGACTCAGGTGGTTCAAACGCATCAAAGTCCATTCTTCATATCCATCTTCTGATGGAAGTAGTCAGCACCTTCTTGCACGAACATAGAATTGACATCGAATCCGTCTGGTAATTGAATGATAGTAACTGGTAGTTCGCGGGCAAGACTACGGGCAAATTCTGTGCCAGGTTGGTCTCCATCTGCGAATACAAAGACCCGTTCAAAGTCTGCCAGCAATCGTGTGTAGTGCTTCTTCCAACTGTTTGCACCAGGGACACCAACGCAGGGAATTCCAATGATAGAAGAAAGAGTAAGTGTATCAATCTCTCCTTCGCAGACTCCAATGTAATCACCTGCACGTTCCACATCCAGCACGTTATACATCTTTGTCTCTGCTCCAGTTAACCCCATATACTTAGGCTCAACGGCAGGGTTAAGTGCACGAAATCGCAAGTCAACAACACCAGTCTTAGTGATGTAAGGGATTGATAACCTACCAACCATTGCTTCGTGTCCAACTTCAGGCTCCGCGACTACGCCTAATTGAGCCAGACGTGCTACCTCCAGAGGAATTCCCCTGCTTGCTAGGTAGTCTTGAGCCAGAGAGATGCTTTCCGCGTACTTGTGTGTTGCTCTCCCCAGTAATTCCTTCTGCAATGCGCTTTGCTTCACGGATGTTCACTCCTTCTCTTGATGAAATAATTTGTAACGAGTTACCTTGAACCCCACAGGCAAAGCATATAAAGATATTCTTGTCGAGGTTGGCTGAACCAGACTGGTGCGTATCTGAATGGAACGGACACTTAAGGTTGACTTGCCCGTGTCTTTGTCGTAAGTTCGCACCATAGTGTATGAGGACATCTGCGATGTTTGGCAAGTCACTGTCAATTTTTATCACCATATCCTGCATCCCTTAATAGTTTCACTGCATCCTCCAGTCTAAGTAAGCAAACCCAATCGTCTACTGACTTCTCTCCTTGACCGTTAAGTCTTAGCACTACAAGACCCAACAGCCCCTTATCTCTTTCCTTTAGTTGTGCAATGGCAGCAGCAGGATTAAATCCTGTGCGTGCCTTTACTTCCCAGTCAATACCTATCGTACCAGTGATGTCTGTACCACTGCGCCCCGCGCCAGTGCTCTCAGCATAAGGAAATCCATTGACCGCTAAGTACTCAGCCAATACTTTCTGACTGCGGTAACCCCTATGTTTACGCGACTGTGATGGCACTTGGTAGTGTCTCCATTTCATTAAGACTTTCTATTGGAGCATACCAAGTCTTTTCATTATACTTCCATTCATCCTTCTTGCAATCCCTACCATACATCCAACCCACTGCAACATACTCTGGACCTTTCCAGTCTGGCCCGACACGTCTCTCCTTGTTGCATAGTCCACCAGTAGTAAGGACATAGATTAAATCATCATCATCTCTTGTTGTATAACGAAGTCCTCTGATTGGAGGAAAGGAATACCTAACCTCACCCAAGTCTGGTATATCTAATTCAGACTTCCACTTGTTATAGTGTGGGACAAAATCTTTTCTTCCAATCATACGAGCAAAGGCTAACTCTGACCCAGCACATACTACGTGTTGCCACATCTCCCATAAGTCTCCCTCAGAGTAATTGATATTACGAGTAGGGTCACCGAAGTATGGCTTCTGTCGTTGGTATCCAACCTCAACTACAGTTGCTTCTTCAGTGGAACTCAAGGAGTATGTCCACATTTAGTATGC